AGTATTATAAGATACAGGATTATTGCCGCTACTAAGACTAAAGCTATTGTTGGTCCAAGTTCTTTATTCATTTAGGTCCGTATTCGTCTTGCCATTTCTTCTGTAATTTATTAATACGAGCGATATGGAGTGCACTATCGTCAGGCATAGCAAGGAGACGATCTATTTCATTCTGCATTTTGGAACTCTCTACTTGTCTATTCCACCATTTATCAAGAGCAGCATCTGCTTCTTTAGAACCGATCATATTCCGGTCATTAGGATTATATACGGATTCAGGATTTCTCCGTACCTGTTCAGCGAAGAGTGAATCTAAGGCATCATCAGCTGCTTCTCTCGTTACCTTGCCTTCTTTTACTTGCTTCTCAATACTATCTCTAGCTTCTTTGAAAGAAGGAAGATTCTCATTAGCAGCACGTCTGAATGGAATAGGTTCTTGAGACTTCATCGGACCCTTTCCCCATGGAGGAGGCGGTTCATTCTGGACAAGTCTATGTCTATCTTCCCCTGTATATGGAGGTATTAACTGTCTAGTTCTCTGTTCATAATCTAGTCTAGCTTGAACATTCCTAGCTTCAACCTCTCCCTTCAATCTACGATATAATTCGAGATGTTCTTGTAACGCATCGTCAAGATGAAGTTCTGATTGAACAATATTCCTAAGTTGTTTGATGATTGGATTATCCTTAGCCTCTTCCAACATCTTCGCCACTTCAGAATTGAGGGGCTTTCCCTTCAAACTGTCAGCTATAAATGCCTTTAGATTTACCAATTCTTCTGGTGTATATCCTTGAGCGACTATATCCTTTTCAGTCTGAGTTCTAACCTTCTTGAAGAAGGCTTCTGCAGCATCGAGTTGTTTCGTTCTAAACATATCCGAACTGCCGCCCATGGCAAATCCTTCTATATGTTGGATTTCATGTTGCACTTCATGCATTATGACACTGCGAATTTCTTCCTTAGAAAGATTAGGAGCTAAGTAGAGATTTCTCCCAGACATCATTCCCCTTGTTCCCATCTCAAGTTCTTCACCCGGGAGTGTTCTAACTTTAATCCCTCTCAATTCAGGATATGCTTTAAATAATTCAGGATGATCTATAGCTTGTTCAAGAGTCAAATCAGTCTTTCGACTCTTGAACACATAGCTGAGAACATCTTCGAGAGAAGCGTTCTCTGGCAATGGAGGAAGTCCTGATTGTCTAGGAGTGTAAGTTATCCCCTCTTCCCCTTGTGTAACAGTCTTATCGAAGGCCCCTTCTTTCAACTGCATGTCAGCATCATGTATTTCATAACGCCATCGATTGTCAGCACCACGAAACATTCCAGTCTTACGCCAAATATCATCTCGACTGACAGCATTAGACTCCATCACCTGAGCCTGAGCTAACTTATTCTTATCTAAGGTCTTAGATGTAACACCAGCGAATGAACCCAGTGAACCTTCTGCTAGTTTAGAAGCTACCGGTGCAGGACCGAAGGTCATAAGACCAGCAAGATCTGCAGCCTTCTCGATAGCTTGAGGAGAAGTATGGATCTCTCCAGTTACTTGATCTAGAGCCCAAGGAGGAGCTTGAGTCAGACCTAAAGCATTCTTAGCAGTCTCGTAGAAGCCCTTCAATATCTCGGTCATACGAGGCCTCGGGAAGGGAGCTTCTCTTTCAGGAGGGTTCAAGCCATAAGGAGCTGGATGGTAAGTATCTCCATCCCAAGTTCCTGCAAGATCAGGTCGATCTTTAGCGTATTGGGATTGAGTAGAAAAGGTAGGATGGTTAGGCTTCTTGAACGTATCTGGCCAATGGCCTGTGGTAGCATCTGGCTGTACACCAGCTTGAAAAGCACCCCTCAGATCGTAGTCAAAACCAGAGTCATTAGGAGCATTCTGAGCCTTCCAAGATTGGAAATTTACCTCCTCTTGAGGGCTTAAACTAGTCTCGTATTGATTCTCGGGTGTCCCAGTACCTCCAGATGATTTAAACTCACCAGCGGGCTTCTCTGGGGCTTGTGGAGGCATCGTAGAAGTGGTCGAGGGTTGTTCTACAGGCCGAATTCCTATACTATCCAGCTTATACTGAAATTCATCCTCATAGACTTTATCACCGACTGCAATTGGCATTATTCTTTAAGCTTCTTCTTCAGTTGAGTCAGTCCGATCTGACGGGCAATATCTCCCGGTATGTTATCTACCTTGGAGAGAGCTTGAGGTCCTGCTGCTTGTACGATCGTACCGAGAAGGAAAGTATCTACGTCTCTACTGCCCGCTCCTGTTGCTTCTGCAACATGCTTGAAGTTGGAGAGATTAGAGTTAATCCTGTTTACTGCCGTCTGAACTACTGCATATTCAGGATCAGCGGAGGGAGTGAAGACAGTACCCTGGCCTGAAGTTGCACTGCGGCCAGTAATTGCCTGATCATTATAAGTTGGAACTAATCGTTTATTGTCGCTATCCCAACCGACACGGATGGAAGGATTCCTAATCTGCCCAAGACTGTTAAATTCTCTACTGAGAAGTTCATTTCCGAGAGTTTCCTTCGTCCAGTTAACGTAATTCTTCCAGATTTCCGGGTTCTGTTGACCTAATCGATACATCTCTTTAGTAATCTCGGGAGAAGTAAACCGTTGGAAGACTGCATTCTGTCCTTGGATGACGTTACCTCGTTCATCCTTTCCATCGACATTCAGTCTGGAAATGAAACCTCGATTGTCTGGATGGAATGCCGTCAGAGCTAGATTTACCTTGATGGCATCAGGCGTATTAGGATCGGCTATCTTAACGATCTCATCCACCATACTAGCATTCATCTTCCGCTTCTCGTTATCCGTCGCATCCTTCATCTTAACTTTGAATTCATCGAATGCTCTGTTTAATGTAATAGGAACACCCTTCGTTTCCATATCTGTCTGGGCTTTGATTGCATCATGCCAACGCTTCTGATAAACATCAAATTTACCACTCAAACCATTTACAAGAAGCTGAAGATTTGCACTTTGAAGATATTGCTCACCACCGATACGTTTGATAGTTTCGATTGACCGCATGTCTGGACCGACAATACTATCTTGGAATATTCGCTTCTGATCGTCATCGCCCTGAGCTTTAACCCACTGTGCTGCTTTATAAATGCCACCACTATCGTGGTTGAAGATACGATCTCCAAGATCTTTCATAGGCCTCATAGCAGCTTCAGTCCTAGTATTGATATCATCTAAACCCATGACTTGAACAAGACCCTTTCCACGAGCTTCTCGAAGGATCTCTTGTTTGAGTTGAAGCTGCTCATCAGCAAAGGTCTGTCCGATCTCAGCCCAACGCTTGGCTGGTATTTCTCCACTCCTCTGTTTAGCATCGAGTGCATCTGCATCAGCTTGAGAGTTTATCCCCAATCTTCGCATGAAGTTATCAACCTTAGTCTGAACGATACCTACCATGGCTGTATCGAAGAGTTCTCCGCCTGTACGTTTTCGATCTGCAAGACTTAAATTCTTGTCATTGAAGGCAGCAGCTCTGTCAGAGATATTAAGACGATAGCGCTCTTGCGGAGCTGCCCATTTAATGACGTCTGTTCCACCCCATTCACCAGTCTCAACTTTACGATAAGCATCTTCTGAACCTTCATATCCAGATTTACCTCTAATGTAAGTCAACAATCTATTACGTTCACTATTCTGACTGGCATTAGCTCTATTAATATCATTGACAAGTCCGATGATGTAAGCATTGGCTGGGTTAACACCAGTCACCTTCGCAAACTCATGATCGATCTCTTGTTTAAATCCTGGGTATCTACTCCGTAAATCTTTGGCAGCTTCTAACAACCTTCCTTGATAGTCAGTCTTACTGAGCTTGCCGGCATTCCGGGCAGTCTGGAGAGTACCGAGAGTATCAGGAAGTTCTGAAATCTCATCAGGAACTGCATCAGTCTCTTCAGCATGAGCATCGAGAATACCCTTCCCTCCGCCAGCTTTGATCTTCTCTAGTTCGGCGGTATATCTCTGACGTTCGGTATTCGCAACTTCATAGACCTTATCTTCGATGTCTTTCTTGACCATCTGGACTCCGGCCTTAGCCATGAAGTCTCCGATGCCGACGATGCCTGCGAAGAGATCTCCATACCCCTTTTCAGCAACTCCTTGTCCTTGTAAACCGTATGCTGCAGCTTGACCACGGTACTCTGCGCTCCGATCTCCTACTTCTTGACCCTTCTGAATAATACGATTATCTTCTACGCCTCTAGGTTTGATTGTATCAGGTATGTCTATAGGACGACTACGGTTCTCGTAATTCGGATCATTAGTTGGTTGTAATGGCTGGTTGAATGGGGCCAATTATTCTTCTCCACGTTGTTTAGCTTTGACGCGCTCTGCTCTTGTAATCGCATCGATATTTGTATTTTTATCTCTACTACCGGGATGTTTGACATAGAAGTCGAACGTCACCTTGTCGAGTATGCTTTGATTATCTCGGGCTGCTCTGTTGACAACACCAGAGATCTGATCTTCTGGATAACCGCCGATAGTGAGAAGAACCTTAGCACGAGTAAAGAACTTAGTAGCTAACGCTTCATCTCCGTCTTGTGAGGCAAGAGCGGCACGACGGTATTCCTGTTGGAATTGTTTCTCAATATACTTCTCATATTCCTTTTGATGTTCAAGGGCATTCCGCATAGTCTGAATGTCATTGATCCGCTGATCTTTAAATCCTGCCACACCAGCGAATACTGCTTGGAATGGTGTAGTGTCTGCCAGCCAAGCTTCTTTCTTACTAATCCACCGCCCAGTATGGAATGCAGCTAACGTTCTAAAGAAGGAATTGACTGAACTAATATTCTTGAGAGGATCTATGAAATCTTCCGGAGCTGGTTGAAACATGTCTCCATCATCTCTGACTAGATTAGTCATGACTCTCCAGAAGCCATCTGAAGCTTCGACAGTACCCTTTACAAGGCTCCATGCCGGTCCACCAACAGTATCTAGAAAGTTCTTATCCGAACGATTAATACCGCCGAGGAAATCAAATCCCTTAGTACCTAATCGTTCTGGGAAGTCAAACCATGTTCCTGCGCTTGGATCTCCTTTCCCTGTAATTACAGCACCGACAGCTGATAATACTCCCTCCATAGCTGTCGAACTAAAGAAGTCATCTCCGACAACATATCCATTCTCCATCATCTTCTGGCGCATATAGCCTGCCAACGGAACGCCTGAAACGCCTGTACCCATCGGTATACCGTATAGAAGCATATTAGTAACAATCAACCTACGCTTCTCCTCCCCAGTCAATCGACTTCCAGCCATCAATTCAGTCAACCTGATCTGGTAAGTATAGAATTGAGTAGGAACACTCATAGCTCCTGAATGGAGGGCAGAACTTGAAGCACGGGACATATTGATGTTTAGAAGATCAGCACGCTGAAGAATGTCTGCTCTATCTTGTTCGGTTATGCGACCGATAGGTTTGACATCCCTAAATTCCTTCATAGCAGTATACCAAGCGCCGTACCTAGAATTTCGTTCACCGTTACGGACGAAGAATGTACTAGCATCTAGCATAGTCTGACCCATAGAAGTAATAACCTTCTGGTTCATAGGATCGTCTATGGCAGCGTATTCACCACCGACATTACCAAAGCCAGTCTTCTTAAACTCTTCAAAGGCTTCCTTAAACTCTCCTGGCTTATAACGAGAGGCACCAGGAATATAGAACTTGCTGGCCATCTTATCGAGGAAGTCTATGATTTCAGGATTAGAATTAACTCTACTCCAGAAGTGGAGTTGGGCTCCTAATGTTCCAGGAGCAGCGTATTTAGATCCAGCTATGCCTAGAATGTTTGAATAGTTACCTGATTGGACGATGAACTGCGGTATATTCCAAATACCCATAGCTGTATGGTAGACTACACTACGGATGAATTTGAATGGATCACGAAGAGCAGCCAACTCCCACTCAGGAGTTAGGACTGAATTAGGACCTAATTTGTCATAAGTAGCATCAGATAACTTTTGACTTATAAGATGAAGTTTAGCCGCCGTCTCACTCGGCTGTTGAATAAGTTGTTCTATATGAGCTTTAGCTGTCTCTAACCGTCCTCTAATATCAGCAGGAGCACTAGATAGAAACTTAGCTTCTCTGAACCAATAGAATGGTGAATGCCGGATCTCACTCTCACTAGCATTAAGCCAATTCTTGGCTTGCTGTAACCAATGTTCAACACTCATGGTCTTATAATCATCCATGAAGTTTGACTTAGCTATACGTTCTAATCCACGATTAAGGCTGGTTATAGGATCAACCTTCTCAGCCTGTATGATTTTATAGAGTGGATTGCGGACAGTGCCTTTATCTTCTAACGTGAAAACATCAAAGGCATCCCGTTCTTCACTGAACTCTACTCGGTTCTGACGGGCAGCATTACCTTCTTTATTACCATTCCTGAAATTGGTATACCTTTTCGCCATGCTATTATCTACATCGACGAGAGCTTTATTTCTTTCAACGACTTGAATAGGCTCGTTTAACGACAGTCTAGCGCCACGCCATTCGCCGGAAGGAAGCTTTTCTCCCTTAAACCAGCTTTCAACTTCACTCCACTCAATGTGGAGGTTCTTATTTGAAAAATCTCTTGCAGCGACATCATTCTTGTCAAGTAGGTATTTACGGACAGTATCTAGTTTATTAGCAACGTCGACAGCCATTCGATGGATCTGCATCGGCATAATGGTTGTATCACCTTCATACCAATTGCTACCACTGACATCATCATGCTTTACTTTACCTTGTTTGATAAAATAAGGATGGTCGTAAGCTACGTGTCCACCACCACGACGTGGAATGTGGTTCCAATCTAGATCACGGGTTTCTGAAATCTTAGTCAGAACATACCGTATCTTCTCATCACCGATATTACCGTAGCCCTTTAAAGGACGAAGGTCAGTATTGTATATTTCTAAATACTTCCATTCTCCGCCATTGATTAATTCCTGTATCTCGTTCTTATCTTTGACAGACATATCTCCGAGATTACGAACCTTTTCGAAGCCATACTTCTCTCCGATGATGGCTACGTTGTCTGTACTGCCACCGATGACTTTCTTAGTCATGGCAGAGAATTCAGGGGAAAGAATAGCCTTGCCTTCAGGATCTGTGGAAATGACACGATGTGTTTCAGCACCTAATCGGGTTTGGTTACGATGCTCTGCTATATTACGGAAGACACGATCAATTTCCATCCCACGTTTGAATTCGAAGTAAGCTGCAATCTCATCTTGATCAGGCATACGCTTGAACCAAGACATATAAGCTTGTTCTAACTCTTCAGGACTCTTGAAGAAGTAACCCTTCTCTTTAGCTCCTAAGTCCCACAGCTCTTGTCCATTTTCGAGAACACGCTGGAACTCTTCCCACTTCTGACGTCCTTTACCAAATCGGTTGAGGGCGGAAGTAGATAATTTCTGGATAGTCGGAGCATTCTTGGAAAGGACTTCGAAGATTGCTGAAGGCGTATACGTAACAATCAATCGATTGGCACGCTCAGCCTTGGATAGAGTATCTTCAGGAGTTCTGTATTTACCTACACCCCATGCATTGAAGAATGAAGATATAGTATTCTCTGGGATCTTTGTATTAGTTGTATTAGCTATGACGTCACGGACGACATCGTCAGTTTCATTTATAGGTTTAGTAACCTTGATGTAATAACCTAAGCCTTGCTGCTCTACGGTAGCTCTTTGAGCTTTAGCCGGATCAAGCTTGGCTTTATAACTAGGAATAGCTTCTTCCTTAAGGAATTGAAGAGTATCTTGGTCACGTGCCTTCTTTTCAGGAGTGCTATAAGTATCAGCCTTAAGACGTCCTTCAATCTTGGTGACGGTCTCTTCTGCGTTAGCAATCTGACGTTCGATGGTTGAAACAGCTTGAGCTGCCTTAGTCTTGCCAGGGACTACACCTTCAATGATCTGCCCACTCTTAAGTCCATAGAATTCTAATGCATTCTCTGCAACACTCCGTTGAGTAAAGTAAGTTCCATCTGCATTACCGATATGAAGGTCAACGAACCAGTTACCTGCGATGTTCTCACGATACGGACGACTAGTATCAATAATAGTATTCTTTAAACCCTTATAAGTATCTCTCATACCGTCAACGATGAGACGAACTGACGTCTCATTGCTCATGACTTCAGGAAGACGTTCTACCTTAGAAATCTTCTCTGCCGTATCAAGAACAGATCCTACGATAGTATTATTCTGTTGTTCGATACGATTGACAATGTCTTGACCATACCGACCTGGACGTGCTTTGATGTCTTCAAGATCTGTTCTAAAGACATCGGATAAAGAATCTAATGCTCTCTTCCTAGGATCGGTTATACCATGTGCTTCTCCGACAGAATTGGCGGTAGCACGAGTAATGGCTGACTGTTCGAGGTCGCCTGCGGCAGCTTCCATAGTACTCTTAGATACACCTGGATCTGCACTAGCTTTAGCCATATCTTCTGCAGCGGTCTTAGTATCCCGAAGTAGCTGAGCTTCGGTCTTAGGCAGAACACCCCGTATACCCCGTACGGTGGCTTTACCCAGACCTAACCCAGCCACATCAAGGGGTAGAGTAATATCTTTCAGGATTACGTCATTCGTAGACATACCCAACATAGAACGAAGGAAGTCTGCGGCAAGAGTCGGATTACCCATATTGATATAGGTATTACCCTTCCGCATAGGTTCTACAATCTTCTGAAGCGCAGGGAGAAGCTGATCCGTCGGAAGACGGAGAAGTTCAATCCTTGTCTTATCTAAATTCTCACCTAGAGTTCCACCCGCGAATACGCCAGTCCTAGGACCAAGTCCACGAAGTCGAATATCACTATATCCGGGAATCAACTCTTCGGCTTTATTATAAAGCCAAGGAAGATAACTTTGGTTCTTTAACTCATCTTCAACATCTTCAAGGTATGTACCGATGATTTCTCGTTTAGTGACTAGACTGCCATGATCATTAAGGATGGCGGCGGTCTCTTCAGGGAACTTCTGCTTCGCATCGTTGAGGAAGTTATCTGGCTTAGCCATGGCTGTTCTGTCCAGCGTAGCTATGAACTGCTTGCCATAAGCTTCTTCGAAGACAGTAGCTGGATCAGTCTGCTTCGACATGTTCATAATAATAGACGTCAGACCCCCCGTCTCCTCGGGAGTTAAGGCAGAACCTTTATTTTGAATGGTTTGTGCAATCAGACTTTGTAAGCCGACAGACTTCCGCTTGTCTATTTCTGCAGCAGCTTGCTGCCTCAACTGAGGCTCATCACCTTGTTGAAGACCAGCATAAATCTCATCCTTAGTCTTATTAAGGATTTCGTCTAATCCGTACTTTACCTTGAATGCTCGCTTCTCAAGAACCTCAGGTGAATTTGTCGGAGTAATACTCTGTGGCGAAGTATCAACCTCCATAGGCTCTGGTTGAGGCGCTGTGATAGGCGATACGTTAAATTCGGGTTGAGATGTGTCAGGCCGTGGCATAGGAAGAGGAATTGTCATGCTGTTCCGAACATTCCGAATAATGGTGTTGGATTGTATGGAGTATTAGGATTACCAAGTAATTGATTGGTATTCATGCCCATAGTAAATAGAGAAGGACCTGCTTGGAAGAAAGAGTTGCCAGAAGCCATCTGAGCTTGTCCTAATCCGACTTGTCCACCACCTTGTGCGACTAATCCAGCACCTTGACTGTCTGCTAGACGCGTCTGGTAGCCTGCGTTCGTTGCGGCATATTGATAAGTAAGGTTTGCTTTGGCTGTTTGGTTAGCTGCTTGCTGTAGCGCGTAGGTGTGTTCAAGTTCATTGCCTGCGATCCTTTGGTTAGAGATGTTTTGGTTGAGACCGAAGATATTTCTTCCGATATCAAGGTTCTGTTGTACACCGAGAAGATTAACGCCAGTCTGTCCTGAGAGTTGACCGTAAACACCACCCCGTGCGGATGCGCCTCTGGCATAGCCACTTCCACCTTGTGCAACACCAGTCGTGAGAGACAAAGCTCTACCACGTTGCTGGTTACGGATTATCTCCATCTGTTGACGACGTGCGTCTACTTCCATAGCTTGCTGTTTCTGTGCTTCAACACCTTGCTCGGAAGTTATGATATTCTGATTAATGCCGAAGCTTTTATTGCTGGCTTCTACACTCTGCGCACTCGCAAGAAGATTAACATCTCTTTCCTGACCAGCAAAGACTACTGAACTAGCAGCTTGTTCTTTACTGATCTGGGCTTGCTGTTGAGCAGCTTGTGCCTGAATATTAGCACCTTGCTGCTGTAACGCATACCCCTGCTGTGCTTGGTTCTGGCCTTGTGTCTTTTCATAGACACCATAAGCCATACTAGTAGCACCTGCAGCTAAAGCTAGTGCGGTTAAAGCAGCCATCAGAGCACCTTCATGTAAGCTCTTTCATAAAGCTTATACCCCTTATCTTCATAAAACTTCTGGAGTTTATCGTCTAAACCAACCATACTAAGCATAGTACAACCGGCTTTCTCCTTAGCCCAATACTCGAATGCATTTAGAAATTCTTCACCGACACCATTCCCTCTCTCTTCAGGTTCTACCCACCATGCTATTTCTGTGGCAAGTATGTGAGGACCAAATAAGAAAGGAGTAGCACAACCAGCCAGAAAACCAACACCGGGCTGAAAAATAATAATCTTTTCATTCTGTACACCAATAATCAAATTCATGATTAATTCTTCGATAGTCGAACGATCTGAGAAGGCAGTATAACCTGTCGTCTCCATAAACCGCATAGACATATCGGCTATTTCATTAATATCTGCTACTGTAGCAACTCTCACTTATCAACGCCTAGAAGTTTGATAGTGAAAAAGACTGCTAAATATATTAGAAGAAGATTACTCAAACGACTAGAAGCGAGGATCTTCACTTGAAGCTCGTTACCTAATGTATGAGGTGTCATAGTAATATGTGGAACTTTTAGACGACTAAGAGGCATCATTCTTTCACTTCTGTAATTTCTACATTCCTACGTTTGAAATAATTACGAGCATATTCAAGGAGGGTATTAAATTCAGTAAACTGAACATCTAATCCACCGGGAATTCCTCCGACGTCATAATGCATACTCCACGTACCTTTGATATTATCAAAGACAGCATGGAGTTTATTCTCACCAGTAAAGAGACGTTTATCGACAGAACCTGTACTAGAAAGAGCTGTCTTCCCAGCTATAGGTTTAAGGATTAAAACACGATCATCAGCCCGCATCTTATTTCTACGTCTTTCTTCTATGTCGTATGAGACAATACTCATGCCTTAGCAATCCTAGTCACATTGACCGCACCCTCATAGAGGAAGTAAAAGCCAATTGCTGCCGTTATAATCTGCCACTGATTAGGATCTAATATGTCTGTCCTATAGATACTGCATTCTAAAGCTCTGCCTGCTTCTCCTGCGCATCCTTCAAAGGAGCCAACTACCTTATCCCAAACGAGTAGCTTAGCAACAATCACAGCCACTGAAGCTCCAATAGTTGCGCGCATAATAGCATTGATCTTTGAAGAACCACTCTCTGCGACGAGTACATCTCTCTTCGTTTGAAGAGAATTGATACGCTCTTCCGCAGCTATCTTTTCTTGATCTGTCTTAGCTTGGATTAGTTTTAGACGTTCATTAGCGATAGCATTCGTAATACCATTGATAGTATTGAATGCTCCTGGTATTAAACCGAGAAGAAGAGACCACATCAGGAACTCGTACTAACTAGAGTTCTGCGACGAGCCAGTTCAAAGATTATACCCTGAAAGACAGCGATGCCACCTAACCAGATGATTTGATTTCGACTAAAACCTGTATCTACATTGATACCGAGGAGGGGTCCCCAATTCATTGCGCCTATAGCGGCTATGATGAAACCAGTCACGGCCGTCAGACGAGCAGCTAAAATAGTTACGGAATGTTTGAAGAAATCTTTTATTTTATTCCATAAATTCATTTATTTTCCTTTACGTATCTGTATACTTCAAAAGCGAGAAAAGATACGACTGCGAGGATGATTGTTCCACCGATAACCCATGGCCAGTAATGAGATGGAGTTGCAGCAATGACTGCACCACCTGCAACGACTACACCTGTAGCTGCGCCTGCTGAAGCTCCAGTACTTCCGAAGACATTCATGAACTTTAATAGTCCTGCACAACCTAGTTGAGTATCAACATGGTTAGGATCGTAAACACCATCAGCAACATACTTACCACTAACGTATTGATTAGTTCCTGCCCATATGTAAGGGGAAGGCATGCCTCTTTGATAATAGCCTAAGCCATTATACTTTTCTAGCATTGCCAAAGCTCCACCTATAGACCAGTCCTTATTACGAGCTGCGTAAGGTGGGCAGTCGACTAAAGCATCGATTGCACCTTCTTCCCATGTCTGGAAGGGTCCTCGTCCGGCAGGCTTATGAATAGATCTTCGATTGAGAGGATCTCCTTGTCCGAGTTGAGTCCCCCATTTCTGGTTAGCTTCACGTTCGTGAACTACGGCGATGAACCACCAAGGTACACCGGTAGCTTTTTCTACGGCTTGATATCGAGCTTTTGCATCAGGGGATGTCAAACGTCTAGCGACAGAAGCAAAGGCAGGACCTTTGTCTGCAGAGACGTGACAATCAGCCCATCGTTTAGCATTTAATTGAGCGAGTGTTTCTGTCATTGATTTTCCTATGGAGCTGCATTGATTGATTGTAGACTTGTCCAACCGATTATATCGAACGGGTTATCGTCTACAGAAGAAACCCGGAATTGAAGTGACTCTCCATGTCCTCTGACTTTCAATCGTCTGAAGGCGTTGGAGTAATTAGTATCAGCGTGTGTAATAAATTGATTAGCCGACCATCTACCGGTACCACTCCCTGTTTCGGCAAAATCCCAGATACCTTGGAACCTGTAAGTAACAGGATTGTCTAATCTTGAATAGATCTGGATCCAATTGTTCTGGAACTTACGTATACCTTGCCCTCGGATTTTATACCCAGTAATCAAATAACTATTATAACTAGTTCCGATCCCATCGTACTTAATCCAATCCTTATAAGTAGTATCTGTTCTATTAGCAAAACTGAATTGATTGCTTCCACCAGAAGCATAACTTACAAGATACTTATCAATTTGTTGAGCATCACTGCCGGAAGATTGGAAAGTTACAACTTGATTGGTGAAGGAATCTACGACATTATTTGCACCATCAATGACATTGACTAAGGTAACGGGGCGAGTAACAAGCTCTGAAGATAATATTCCATGTACCTTTACATTACTTGCAGAGATAGTCCACGGATAGAAAGCATTCGTACGAAGGTTGTAATTCAGAACCCGGTCATACTCATATGTAGCATCAAGATCAGTAGTAGCAGTGCTACGATAAATCCAACGTATATGTCCGTCAGTTTTGTCATAAAATCCCCTTGCAAAACGTTTAGAAGGTACAGGGATACCGTTATAGAAAGTCCTGAATGTATCGTAAGTCAAAGATTTGACAGACGGCATTCCTTGACCTGCCTGCATGATATAAATGCCTTCTGAATTCCACCAAGCAGGATATCCGATGACATTGACGAAAGAAGTATCAGAAATCGTTCCGATATCAGCAATCTTAAGAACTACGTAATCTGTAGCCGTAAAGCCTAATCCAGTACTTCCGGTTATAAACCAAACACCATTAGCGGCGAAGATGCACAAACCACCCGGAATGGTGAACATCTTGTAAATTGTTCCTGCTTCAGGAATAGGTATTACTCCCCCATCACTAGGAAGCAGATCGAAGAGATCTTGGGCAGTAGGATCATTCACCTGATAAGTAGCACCGTATTGGGTGGTATTTTCAATAATCTGGGTGAAGTATATATTGCTGTTAAAGCCTACGTAGTTAATACCTGAATAGAAAACTCTTCCTGAAAAGAAGGCACAATTAGAAGGTCTTTGAAATGACGTAGTAGTAGTCGGTATATCTCCTGCAACACCAATACCTGATGCTGTGACTCTGTCTTGATTGGAGAGAGTCAGAATGAAATGACCATTCGGAGCAGGAGTATTACCACTGGTTACACGAGCTATACTGGCAGAGCTGGCATCAAAGTCATTGGTAGAATTCGTAAACTGCCACATCACATCTGAGTTTGACGGCATGGTAGTCTGTGCCGTATCCCACAACGTAAGATTGGCGTTATTCCAACCTTGATTTAGAAGATTGTAATAATGAGGTTTATTAATAGCAGCCAGTGTAGATGTGGGACGAAAGTCGACTGCATAAGGATCAGTCACAGCACCTTCGAAGTCTCTTATCTTTAGAATGATGTTAGTAGCTGTAGCTGTATGAGCAGCAATATCGTAAGAAATACGCATCGGCTCACAATAAGGATGAGTAACAATTAAATATCCATTACCATCACAGAATTGAGCTTCGATTGTATTTACGAGTGGTGCACCTGAGACTGGTGTTAGTGTGACAGTAGTAGTTTGCGCCCCACTGGAAAAGATGCCTGTACCTACTGTCTCATAAAAATACAACGTATTTCCGACTTGAACGACAGCGACAGTAGCAGTACCATCACCTGCAACATTCTGCCAAAGATATTCTTTTAAAGCATTTCCTGTTCTACTAATAGTCTTAGTCTGAAAATTCTCTTCTAGATCAAATCCATTCCGTCTGAAAACACTCCCATCAATATCAAAGATGCAGTCAAACGTTTCACTGCATGCTTTGTCAGGAAAGTTAAGCCCAGTAGCTTCTGTTACTAGACCATTAATGAATGAGTTTTCTACAGCGACTTGAGTTTGCTGAGGCATTATCTCTGTCTAGCAAAGTTAGGAAGCTCATCAAAGGGATGAGCGTTATTAATCAATCTGTCTGCCGCAGACACATTCTGACGTGTTCTCTGAAGATGTCTCCAACCACGACGGGCAGTCATTTCAGCTTTCTGATGTGGAGATTGCTTCAATTCCGCCCATGCGAGAGACTTCGCTTCATTAAGAAGTAAAGCAAACTGTTGAGGTTGAAGATTGGGGACGAAGCTATCGTCTTTAGTAAATGTAGTTTTCTTACTTCCATAAGCTAAGGTTTTAATAGACTGGAGGGTAGTGTCGACCGTATTGTCAAAGCTGTCGAAGATAATCGTATTGTCATCAAAGCTGGTATAGTACTTAGGACCTTGATCATTCCTGTATGTAAATGAAAAGATACTTCCATCTGCTGAATAAGAGAATGTATCTATGTTAGGTTCTGAGGGTCTATAGTTATGCCCGTAATCTATGAAATCAGATATCGAAAGATATCGAAGCTCCTTCCAGACTGGATCTGTCTCCCCATTAAGCATGACGTTATATTTTAACCATTCTATACGATCTATGTTGTCAGGCTTAGTCATAAGAACAGGCTTAGTAACATCCCCAGAAGCATTCAAATTGAAGAGTGACTTATTCGATCCTAAGTCTGATCGGCTTATGAGATCATCATAGACAGTCTTGATTACTTCAACGACTTGCTGAGACTCGACAGTATCGTTGATACTATTAATCTCGTCAGAGTCCATCGAAGAAAGTACTGCCTGTGTTAACTCAAGGAGAGTGTATTTCATTTAGCTTTCTTCTCTGCCTTTTCTAATTCTGTAACTCGATCTGTCTTTTCCTTCAACTGCTGTTGGAGTACACAAAGTTGGAAGGAGTATTCACCGAGAAGATTCTTTAGATTTTGTTCGATAGTCATTATGGGGTAATTCCTTTGATGTCAGCTGTAGGCACGACGGCAGCGGTAATATCCGCTTCGCGCCACATATCGGCCGTTTCAGCAATGGTTTCCGCTAATTGCGCAAGTGTCAAAACAACAGACGTCCCGGGTACCGTGACGGTTTGTGCGATAACTGCAGAAAGAGAGCGAGTGACGACAGCACTTTGCTCTTTCGAGATAATCGAGCCATCTGAAGCAGTTTTGACGGTTTCCCGCCAAATCGTAATAGTTGGATCAGCCCCCATTGGCGTTTCAATATTAACGCGCCATGTACGTTCCTGCGAAGAAATTGTGAGAGTTGAAGTACCTTGATCGATAGCCATTAGGCATTTACTCCTTTGATTAAGGCGAATTGAATAACTATAGCTTCTGAAAGGGAACCGGCTGTATTATTACGAACATCGATGGTTGCTGAACCTGATGCTGCTCTTGCATTGAGCGAATAGCTTCCGGGTGTCCCACCAGAAATGTGATTGAGAATTAAAACGTCTGTCGAAGCAATGGCACTGTCAGTAAGCACGAACGAAACAATGGTTCCGGCTGCTAATGCAGCGGCGTTCATCGTAATTGAACCACTCACCTTGTTAAGTGTGACACCGGTTGTCTTGCTTGTGGCTTGTGTGACGGTCCCACCTGCACCAGTCGTATAGCCAATGCCACCTGTCGCACTGCTGGAAACGATAGAAGTAGAAGCCAGAAATGCGCTCGCGTTGATGCTTACGAATAATATGGTACTGGTGCGATTGAAGAACTGATGTGTCGTATTTGAATAATAATTAGTCGGATCAACACCTCCTCCAGATGAAAAAGTATTGGCTCCAGCAGGCTCTACAAACTGTAAATAAGTTGGAGTGGAAACTATCGCACCACCATTACCTAATTGATAAGTAGCTGCACTCACTGTTCCAACAACACCCAAACCACCAGCTACCTTCAATGCACCTGTAGTCGTTGAGGTTGAGACTGTGGTTGATCCGATAGCCACCGAACTATCCGCAGTAGCGATCGTCATCGCGGGACCGACTGCCTGATTGTAAATCAGGAAGTCGTCAGAGGTACCTGAACCATTGATGGTATTAGAAAATCCCATCTGCCATTTAGTGACGGAGTTCTTCGCCCAAAACTGACGAGCGCCTCCAGCCGCCCCGCTCGATCCGTTGAGGGTCATGCTTAAAGCAGTTGTACCTGTGCCCCCCGGACCAAATGTTGGGACTGAGCCTATGGCATTAAGGTCACCAGTATTAGAAAGTGACATTATAGTAATAGCGTCGTTAAAACTCCAGCGTAGAATAAGATCATTCAAAGAATATGAAATTTTGAATTGATTGGAGTTATCCGGGCGTAGAAATTCAACAAATGTCCCTACGTTGACAATCAATCCGCTACTGATATTCAGAACGCCCATGATATGCGTGGACTGATTTGTGTCAATATACAGCGCAGCGGCAGGCGTGCCACTGAGACCAGTGCGAAACCACAATTGTCCGCCGTTATCTGTGCCTATTCCAGCCCAGTTCGTCGCACCAAAGTTGTAGAGTAGTAAGTTAGCGTCTGTAGTAGCTAGAGCTCCAGTAGCCGACGTTCCGCCAGCGATTCCAAGCAGGCTTCCCTTGGCCGTTGTGGAGAAGACGCCAGAAGTTGAAACTGTACCCGTGAATGACGGGGATGACGAAACTCCGACAGTAACAATACTCCCTGGACCGTTATCTGTTATTGAAATATTACTCCCAGCAGTCAATACCCGTTCTTGTAACAATCCTGAGACTGAAGAAGTCGTAACATAAGAACCAGTTACAGCAGCTCCTGCTCCTAATATGTTAACTGCATTGGTAAATTGACCATATGTAACTGGCTCTTGATCAGTAAAAGCATCCGGTAGATTTATGATCTTCTTAGAATTCATATCTAACGGAGTATCCATCTGATTGGGAGAAGTACCGTCTCTAGACAGAGTATTATCTATCGCTTCTCTGATGAGAGCATTATTATTATTGAATGCAGCAAGAGTTGTTGCTTCATTCTGTAGATTGTCTAGATTTTGTAGAGATATCTTAGCCATTAAGTTTTAACGCAAGTCATTACAATAAGAGAGAGAGGTCTAGCTTCAGTTCCACCAATAGAACCTGAAGTACCTGTTGAAGTAACAGTATGTGTATGACCACCAGCTGCTACGTTGTTGATAACTATGCCAGTCGCTGCTGCGTTGATTTGGATCGTACCAGGATTACCACCTTGTGATCCTGCATTGGCGTAATTAAACTGTTGAGCAACGCTACCGATGGTACCATTAGAAACACCATGAGTATGGGTAGGATCACTCAACGTATTAACGTGAGTATGATTACCAGGATTGTCTGTAGTACCAGTTACCGACAAACTGTGAGTATGTGCTTGGTTCTGATCTGCTTGGAGTAAACCTACTCTAGTAGTTGCAGTCCTAGATCGTCTATATCGACCTGCCGTTGAAACATCAGGGAGACGGATCGTACCTGTATTCAGAAGCCAAGGTGAAGTCACGACGATTGATGTACCTGTCGAACTTGCATTACCGGAGAGAGTTATTTGTGTTCCGGAGTCTATACTAAGGATAGTAGTTCCAGAAGTTATGCCTGTCCCAAAAGCAAAATACCCGACTCGCATATTTGCGGTCGAGCTGAGAGATGTGATGATTGGACTGCCGTTTACGCGAGTGCCATTCATCTGAATTGTCATTACGCTGTAAAGAGCACCGTAAGTGGTAGTATTAATATCACTCCCGTCAAGCTCTAGCCAACCTGCCTGAACGACAGGCCAGGTAAAGTCAGCGATCATACCTGTAAAAGAAGATGTACCTACGTCTGACCAATTGCCACTTCCGAGACCGTCAGCTACGTAGACTTTACCTAAAGCAGCAGAAGCTGCACCTTTAGGTTCGTGGAGTTGTGCGCCAGTCAATGTGGCGTGTGAAACGTTTGCCATTTATTATCCTTAGAAAAGGGGGCCGAAGCCCCCAATTCTTATTGCCTGTAGTAACGAATACGGACGCGAATAACGCCAGCGGTAAAGCTTGCGGTATTGACACGAACCGTAATATGGTTAACACTTGCTGTGGTTGTACCGATTAAAGCACCTGCGAAGGCACTGCCGGCGGTAATAACCGCCTTAGTACCAACAGTCGCAAAACTCGCTACAGTAGCAGCAGCCACGAAGGCGGTTGCACTTGTAACGGTAGAACGGTCTGTTCGCATTAGACCTATGTCTAATGTCGCGGTAGCACCTGTAGCGGCTGTATCAACATAAGTCTCTACTTCTTGAATACGCACACCAGTGGGGAAGAATGTCGTGTCATCCACGATATAATTCGTCGCACCGAAGGGATACGAAGCAAGATTTAGGACGAGTTCGATTTCTCGAAGTTCACCCGGAGTCCTATATTCACCAGCAACTTTAGGTACTGCGTTTTCCGTACCAATCTTGACGTACATACCACTATTGTCTAAATAGGCCATAGTAATCTCCTTACGTCAGTGTACCGACATCTGTGAGAACAACACAAAGATTCTCAGGACGGAAGACCTGAACACCATATTCACATATGGTAAGGAATTCCTCTTGCTGAAGATCTTTATTGAAATCAGAGAAGACGGTAGGCATTTGGCGGAAAGCAGCGATGAACGGCGTTACGGGACCTTGCTCAGCGGAGAAGAAGAGGTTAGCAACACCAGTCGTAACCGACTTAGCATTGATAGTCTCTGCAATACCGTTTGCAAGATAGTTCGAAACGTAGACATCGAAGCCTGCGATATTAAAACGGAACTGGAAGCCCGAAACGAGCCCCTGGTTCGTCATGTTACCCCACTGCGGAAGCGGCGTCAGCAAATTGATTGCATTCGTCGAATTCTCGAAAGCGTAGGCAACTGATGGGTCTACGACAGCGACGAGGTTCCTCATTGGTACGTTCGCCTTACGGAGAGCGTATTCAGCAAGGAAGAAGTCCTTAATCGTTAGCGTATTACTAGCTCCAGAACCAACCCAGCGATGTTGCGCTGTGTTAATCAGATTCTGGCTAGATGCGACTTGTGAAGCGTTAGCACGGTTAAAGACGCGAGTCTCAAAACCTTTCATTAGGGCACGATGCTGTTCTGGGGCGAAGGCTGCTTGAACCTCTGCTGACCAAAATGAATCGCGTTTAAACTTAGCCGAAATTGCGTTAGCCGAGTACTTGTACTGATCGATAGCGAAGGTAAAATTACCTGTATCGAACTTTTGGTACTTGATTGCTTGGCCTTCAGCGAAGTCCGAAGACTCTGCTGTACCCAATCGAGGAATGTTTAATGTCGTACCATCCGGAAAGTCCGTGATTGTCCTAACAAACCGCAAGGCGAACAATTCATCCTGAAACGCACGGGTGATATCCCGCGAATATATGTTTGCACGAATGAGATGTTCATTGGTAGCAACTGTAAAGCCACTTGCCATGTCAGTCTCCTAGTTTAATGACCAAGCTGATTCCAGTCACCGTCTTGAAAGGCTTCGCCTAATGAAATGGCATCTTGAAACATTTGGTCTTGGATTTTAGGATCACGATATCTATTTGGATCAGTCTGCCTAATCTTTTGGTAGTAAGACCAAGTACGCTTGGGAGCGCTCTGAGAGAAGGGGTCACTTCTGTTCGTTGATTTAGGCGGAGCTTGAAAGGTTTCGGATTGACGTTGACCATCAAGTCCAAGAGTCTTGAAAAGAACCTGTGGATGCTTTCTGGCTAAGTCATTGACGAAATCTGCACTTAAGCCCATATTAGATATCTGTTGTTTGAGAGTACCGGCGAAATTAGGCCCGTACTCTTCGATGAGCTTAGCTTGGACAGTATTATAATTCTGTTCTTCTCGTTCTTGCTGTTTATTTTGAGCAATCTCTTGTCGAACAAGCTTTTGATAATCTTCCATGCTAAGGGTATCGGACTTGTCATTCACGATCTGGGTATTGTCGTTGTTAGACTCCTTGGTAGCCTTAAATTGGTCTATAAGCTCCTTAAGGGAAGGTCCGGCATTGTACTCGTCTCTCAGTTTCTTATAGTCTTCACGAAGTTCATCGTGACGCTGTTTGAAATGATCGATGTACAAATCTCCTTCCAGTTTTCCTTTTGCGATAGCTTTGTACATATCTTGTTCAGATGCGTACTTGCTTCGATCGAATTTACCACCGGGTGCGGTGAGAACTTCAAGGGGGTCTTGGTCGGAGGGAATCTGGATTTGGTCGTCCTGATTAGTATCTAAAAGATTCATAATGTTTCCTGTTGGTCTAGGTTGATAAGATTTTTGATTTTGCGAAGCATTGCTCGCTGTCCGTTCTTATGAGCTTGTTTTGAAGCCCAAGCGGCGGACTCGTAAGTATCGATTTGAAGTTCGGAGCGGTCTATTCCTTCTTCTTCTTCGATTAATAGTTGAGTAAGTCTGTTTAAGACAGGCTTAGATGATTTAAGACTACTTTCAAATCTTGCCTTTTCATCATCAGTTTGAAGGTTTTTAATCCATGCAGTCATCATTGTGGTGCTGGCTCCGTCGGCATTTGCTGTTGAGGCACGGCTGACAGATCATAATCTTGTCCCATTCCTGATGCTGTCTGTGTCTGTTGAAGTGTTTGCTCTTGTAAAGCCTGAGCTAGGCGTTGACCATCAGCTTGTTCAGCCAATGCAACGAATGGAAGAACAATCTCTTCCTGTTCCATGTTGAATGATTTCTCGAATAGTTTAGCCATCTTCAATCCAGAAATATGAGGTTGAACTATCTGGAAGAGAGGCGACTGTGCCATACTGGTAAGGTTTTGAATAAGCTCGGCTTGTTCGGCGAAGTGTCTCGCTGCTACGGGACGTATTCTTCCGATGCCAGTAATATCTTCGACAGTCAATGATTTAAACGATGCAGCCTTAAGATCGTCATCGAAAACCCGTATCGTAGTCACACCAGTCAGATTACGTCTTGCGAGTTCAAGCATAGCATTAAGGACAGGTTCTACAATCTGCTCTTCGAATTGTCTTATCTTGTTTTGGAAGACACGACTTGCAGCATTCTCTAACCTCTGAACTTCATACTTCGTCTTTTCTCCGGGACTTCTAAAGCCCATTGCTTCCTTAGGCGCACCTGCAATCTCCTCCATCATATTCATCATCATGCCAATGTCTTGGACAAGCTGTTGAACATTAATGTTAGGTTGAACCAGATCTACATCACCTTCTTCAGACGTATAGATCTTTTCACCGGGCTGCCATGTAAAGTTTTCTACAAAACCCTTCACCTTCTGGACTGGGTATGTACTCAAATCCATCATATCCGCTTTCATATTTTCCATATGATCTATCCGATATTGCATACCGATTAGATTAGCGAGAGGACTCATCCCCCATAGATTGTCTTGACGACGACGCCACGGAGCATGGAAGATCGGAGGATACCCGAAGAAAGACGGGTTAGGTTTCTTACCGAGAAGTTTGTGACGATCTACGACAGTGATGACGTGGTTCTTATAGAACTCTTCGGTTTCCTTGTCATAAAGATCACCATAGAAGGTGAGTATTTCGACCGTGTCACCCTTAAGATATTCTTGAAAGGAAGTAAATCCATCGACGGTATAAAGATTATCTTGCTGTTGCCAGTCACCCGGATATGTATGGGCAGAACCACGGATCTCTTGGAGATACTTCCACAGCTCTTCGTACTCGTCCATGTTCTCCGGAGTAGACATTCTACTCATCAATTCTTTCAACTCACCGATTGAGATGACGCTCTTGATAATCTTAGGAGAGACTGTGAAGTTTTCAGCGACAGGGTTCATGACGATGTCGAGCGGGGATATTCGTCTAACACTAGGTCCGACATATCCCGATTGAATATTATTACCTTGGTCTACTCTCTGGTCTACCCAATCGACTGTTACAATACAATTGCCATAATCGATGTAGTCAAGGATGACCTTATCCATTTCCGCCTTAAACGAAGGCTGTTCCATCACCCATTGCATGTAATTGGTAATGGCATCCCGCTTCCGCTTACTCTCAGCATCCTTCTCGTTTGCTTCCCAAATGATGGGAACTCGATTAGGGAACTCGGTGGCTGAATAATTGCTGTAAAGGTTGTCTCTGATTTGACACAGCTTTGGAATAGTAGTCTTATTCTTCCAAGGAAGAGATGCATTACTGGTATGGCTGGTGTCTGTGGCAAAGACGTATCTACGGATCTCCTCCCATTCTAGGGAAGCAACACGTCGCATATTCTGCCAAGTAATATACTTCTCAGTTATTTTAGTAGCCAACCTATCGGGTGTAACTACTTCGTCGACTTGAACTACGCGACCGGTCATTTTAAAGTGGCTCTATTCGTTTTCTGATTATATTTATATGAAGAAGTAGATTTACCACTTCGTTTGGATGCTCTATCTTTGGCACGGCCTGCTGCACCTAGAGATTGACGTCTCTTCCCTTTGGAAGTTAGTTTACCTGAAGAAGACATTTGTCCTCTCCTCTTAAGCAAAGCTACAGCCATTCCAGCAGCACCTTTTACTCCTTTAGCAGATAACTGACGTTTTAATCTTTCCAGTAATGGTGATTGTTCTTTATCAGCCAATTAATGATAACCAATCCCGAATAGAATGTCTTTAGCCATCCAACCTATAGTACCGATTATAACTACGAGTATGATTACGACTATTAATTCTTTCACGCTACACCTCCGTAGCGGCTATGATATTGGTACACAGGTTGTATTTCCTTTTGATGTCTGAAGAGATCTATCGGTGCGGTAGCGAAATCAATCGCTGATGCAAGGGCATCTTTGATATCGTCATGGGCTGGATTAGCGAAGAGAAGCTCTTCTTCCAACGCTTGGATATTACCACCAGTATAATGGTAGATTTGTTGATTGGTGTATTTAGGTTCTAGGATTGAAAAGATACGCTCCTCTTTAGAACCCTGCCAACGGCTTGGCCGGTACTCGTCTACACTGAGTGATAAACCTAGCGGACGGATGTAGTTCTCTTTCAAATCATTGACGAGAACCTGTTGAGCGACAGAGACTTCTGCCCGTATCTTTCTAAACCCCCATTTCTCGTACAATTTGAGAATCCGTTTGAAGTATTCAGAAGGTTGGGCTGTCTTAAACCTGTCGATTTCGAAGATGTAGTAGTTATGATTGCCATCAACTCCGAGGACGACAACACAAGAGTAATCTGCTTCTCTCTTGGTGCTATATGCGAAGTCTACAGCGGCGACGACATTAAGTCGGTTACCTTTGTAGTTCCATGCACCATCTCTTCGAGAAAGGAAAGATTGATCATAGTATTGAAAAAGATTCCTGTTAATAGGAGAACTATCGACATCATGAGGATCATTATAATACTGGGCTCTAAAATGGACCTTATTAAGGTATTGCGCTCGTTTTTGCGCGAGTATTCGGTCGTTAAATCCGAACCACTTGCCATCAATGCGCTGTTGTAAAGGCCATAAGAACTCACCAGTCCCGTCGCCCGCTGTTTCAACCGGGTGTTCCTTGACTTCAAAGAACTGCACTCTTTCGCTAACATTCCCATATTCGTCATTAATCTCAACTTCCATCTCCAATAACGTGTTGTATAAATCCTTTGGATGGTATCGCGTGCCTACGACCCATTCGCGGGAATTTACACCCTCCACTGAGGAAAGATGTCCGTATTGATCTCTTACTTTATTTCGTCCTTCTTCGAGGTATGCGTTGCTTTGTACCACCACGTCATCAAGGACGGCGATATCACAATGCATGCCAACAATGTTACTAGTAAGTCCCGCGGTGAAGATGGAGGGATCACGGATGTTCTCCTCTTTTCTATGGGGATGATCGAGAGAGATTTCTCCCTCAGTCCACTTCTCTCTCTTAGCTTCATCCTTATTAACCATCTCCGGCCAATACAGACGATAGACATCACAAGTTAGAATGTCTTTAATGAACTTAAGCTGTTTGATAGCTAAGTTTCTAGTAGAAGAAATGTAAAGGATCCTAAGAGAAGGATCTCTAGTCAACTCCCAAGCAACACGATATGCTATCAAAGCTGACTTCATATGGTCACGTGGAAGTAGTAATAGCTGATGTGACTTAGCATTGCTGGAAGTCCACCAAGATATTACTTCACGGTGGATGTTTCCAAGCAATCGGTTAGGATGCACTAGCTTTATGAACTCTTCAAGAGATGATTCGGCGAGTAATCGCCGTTCATCCCGTCTTTGTTCAATGTCTGTCTTTGTCTTTTTCACGTTTGGTCACGTATCCTTCGCCGTGGGAAAGCTCGTCTACACGTCTTTCCATCATGTTGATGCGGCTGTCTTGGACAGCGACTTGTGTCAAAACCTTTCCAAGGCTGGTGAAGGCTTCGGTCAAAGCTTTATGACTCTCTTGGAGATAGTGAATGTCATGTTTGACGATTACTATATCGCCCTTCATGCTGTATAACAAAGCCATAGTAGATCCGACGACTCCAAGAATCGTCAGAATATTACCTATGGAAATGGTATATTCGATGACGGGCATTGGGGGCTTTCGCCCCAATCTTAGACGACAGGTACGGGGGGAGTAACTGGCGTATTAGCAGTTACAGCGTCTGCCATCCGTTTGGTATTAGCATCAAGTTGAGTGATCACATCTTGGACAGCCTGTGGATCATTTAAAGCTTGTGCGTCTTTGAGTTGTGTTGAAATACCTTCTAGGAGAGTAACGACACTCCCGTCAATATCGGTATTTCTGCGAACTGAATCGCGGAGATCTTGCATTGTAGCCATGATTTTATCTACCTTTTTTAATAATTGAGAGAACAGACCTGTACCATCGTGATGATATATATGCAGGTCCATAAGTTTATTCAGGCATTAGCGAGAATGCGATACTGACGGCGGAGAGGGGTACGACGTAAGGCATGGCTACGAATAAACAGACTGCGGCTGCTACTGCGGCGATAACCGCGGCAGCAATCTTAATGAAATGAAATACCTGACTCATTATGCGACCTGAGTCTGAGTCTGAGGTTGAGGTTTAGATTGTTTCTCTATGATCTTCTTAGGATCTTGACTATCTCTAATCTCTTGAAGAGACTTACTATCAATCTTATTGACGTTAGTCATTACAGCTTCACCATGAAGTCTTGTAAGATTCTTGTGCTCGTCGTCTGTCAATTGAAGATCAGTCAGCTTTGCGTTCTCACGTTCACCGTCTTTGTACATGACGATGTAGTTCGGAGCTTCGTCAAGTCCGTCTGTTTTAGAAAGCAGAGAGACTTCACGGTTTCTTAAAAGGGCCATTGAATTATAATTCCTGTGTTTGTGGAGGGATATCTAGATTTATCCTTGACAATATTATAACACAGGTGTATAGTAGCTGTAAAGGAAATTCATGAAAGTAGTACATTGCAAGAAGGAACCGTATGATGTATATATTGGACGCCCATCTAAATGGGGAAACGACTATATCATTGGAAGAGATGGAACGCGCGAGGAGTGCATTAGAAAATTCAGGATTGCGCTTGAACGATCCCCAGAGAAACTTCAAGCTTTATCTGAACTACGAGGGAAAACTCTTGGTTGTTGGTGCGCCCCTTTACCATGCCATGGAGACGTATTGATGGAGATGGCGAATGGAGATTAAATCGACATGGACTAAGTTTAGACTCCATCTGTATAACGGAAAGCAAACTGAATGGTATGAGAGAGATAAATACGAAGAAGTGAAATCAGACCATAAGGGTAGGATTGTCGGAGTGGAAGTCAATAACCCGGAGTTTTTGATGTGAGAGTACTAGTATGTGGAAGTAGACACTTCCATGATAAGGAGTTGATGGAAGATGTCCTCAAAGAATGGAATATCCGAACAATTATTGAGGGAGAGGCTAGAGGAGCAGATACTCTTGCTAGACAATACGCTGAAAAGTACGGAATCGATGTCTGTCCTTTCCCAGCATTATGGGATAAGCATGGAAGAGCTGCAGGGCCAATTAGAAACACACAGATGCTTCGCGAAGGTAAGCCTGATCTCGTTGTCGCCTTCCTTGCCAAAGACAGTCGAGGAACCCAAAATATGATTGATCAAGCTATGAAAGCTGGAATAGATGTTAGGATTGTCGAGATATGAAAATAGGACCTGAATTAATAGAAGATGGGGAGATGTTTAGAGTTAGGTGGCCGGACGGAGAAATCACCGATATGGTGAACAAAACTAGGGCAAAAGAGGCAATTCGGAGATATTTAGAGTCGAAGGGGAGGATCGACCGTAGAATGCCCGGCAGAGCCCTAGAGAAGGCCCGTGGTGCGTTTAAATAGATTTCTGGTAGTAGGGTAGCTTAAAGTGACAAAACGCACCAGTGAGCTTCCTAGGGCATTTAAACACTATATGGCTATGAAGGGACGTTATGAAGATTTGGAATGGCGATTCAGCGATAAAGAATTCTGGGAATGGTATGGCAGTTACCAGTACGGAAGTAAGATTGTCTGTGAAAGACTTAGACAATCTGGAATGGGCTAGAGATTTTATGAGGAGATATGAGAAGAAATGGAAATGATTGGAGATTGGTTAGTCTGGATAGCATTCTGTATATGGCTGATTGGAGTAGGTTACCTGATTGTGAGGAGTTTTGAGTGGTAGGTAGCATAGCTACCAGAGTAAATAAAAATCTGGTGAGATAATCTTTAGGTGTAATTCATTGCGGTTTTCAGACCCCCCGTTCCCCCTTTGTACCCTGCCGTGGCATGCAAAATACCAGCTGAACGCTAGGAAGGTAAGGTTATACCGTAAGGACCATAGGTTCATTAATGATCTATAATGTACCGCTAAGAGGTATCATTCTACCGAAGGGAACTTAGGGTTCCCTTATGGAACCATTAGGGAACTATAGTTCCTACATCCGTAGGAAGTGGAACTATATTTCAGTATCTCCAGATAGTGCATTATAGTTC